CAACCAACTCAGCGGTACTTAAAACGCAATCAAAAATAGTCATGGGTGTGCCCTGTTGGGCCTCAATACCCCACATTGCGAAAGCACGTGGTGTGGAAACCTCCACACCCGGATTGGAATAACAAAATACATAGCCAGCCACATAACCAATAAATTGGCGTAGCCGAAATAAAACATCACTAGTATACACATCTCGCCAATTTTTCCGAATAAACGCTATGCGCTCGTGAACATCAGAAATACTCTGATAATCACCCTCATCAGCACCACCCTCAGAAGAATCATGTAAATTAGTATCCACAACAAAATTTGTGAAAGATCTACACAATTCTCCATTCAGAAAATCAACACTACCAAATAGGTAACCATTGATACGGCGCAAAATGGGTCCGAAAAAATCGGCTAACATAATCCAGCCTCTGCTAGGAATGGCATAGGCTTTCTTACAATAACCTCCATCGCTTAAAAATGATTGGGCAGCAGATTCTAAAACTACCCGAATACCAGCTATAGGTAACGTGTTTGCATACAAAAATACTAAACACGAAACCGCACTGGTCTTCATCTTTTTACGATCGGAAATCATATTCACTAAAATATGCAAAAATGCAATAAAATTGCACATATGAATCAATGTAGTTGTACTTAACGTCAAGTCCTGATACTCTGGTAATGAGAATTCCTCATCATCAGAACCAGACAGAGGTGACAAAAACAGTGAAGGCACAAAATCATCAGTATGAGGAATTTTATGCGACACACCATCAATGCCAACAGACTCAACAGGCGAACAAACATCAGCCAAAGAAGGATCTAACATGTGATCGAAGTCACGCGTAAGGTCCTCTTCGGTTGTGCTCGCAAAGTCGGATGAATATGAAATACGAGAATTGGAAATATGCAGAGCGTATATACCCAAACACACTGAAAACCAACTCACCATAAGAGTGGTCAAATGAATGAAATGAACGAATTGAGTGGGGGTGACAAAAGAACACGCAGCCAAGCAACCAAAAGAGATTGCAAAGGTGCAGAGTTCAGAAAAAGCAACCCATAGGGTCAATTTTGCTAGTTCAAGTCGAGCGAGACTATTAGGTGAGTCGAAATTCATAGTGTTCGGATGTTTTGGTACTGCCAAAAG